ACCACCACTTTCAATATTTAGTAAATCTGAAGAACCTGTTACACTTCTTATTTTAAATTTATTAGAATCATTACCAGCAACAATTATTTCATATTCTTGATTAGTGTTTGATAACATAAATCCTGGAAAACCAGTTTCTGCGTTACCAGTTGTTTTAACTCTAGGGCTTAATTGACCTGAAAATATTCCATTTCCTGTAAAAGTTGCAATATTAAAAGCACTTGTACCAGCACCATCAAAATAATAACTAGAATTATTTGTATCATAATATATAGGTGCATAAACATTATTGGTAAAACTGGCACCACCTGTAACACTAACACCTGTGTTTGTAGTTTCAAACTTTTTACTACCATTATACCATAAATCTACTTTTCCATTTGAGGTACAAGTAATCCAATTTTCATTTTGGGAATTGCTTTTAAAATTTAATGAAGCATCAGCTCGTATAAATAAACTTCCTTCGCCAACATCATCTATATAACTGTGTCCTCCATCGTGATATATTTGTAAATCTCCTGAGTTACCAAACTCAGCTTTTACATTATCTATAAATGCAATGTTTTTATTTGCTATTGTTTTAATAGCACCCCCATCTAATCTTAAATACTCGGTCAAAGAACCACCGCCATCATCTAAGTTAAATTTAATATCACCATCTGTTACAAATGAATTAAAAATTAAATCGCCTGTATTAATTCTAAATAGTGTATTTGTTTGATTATGATATGCTTTAAAATCTGAGCCACTACCCAAAATTAATTCATCATTATCTTGTATAATTAGATTATTAGAGCCAGATGTATTACCAACAGCTAAAACAGCACTTAATGCTGGTGTTGTAACAGTAGGTGTATTATCATCAACATATTTTTTTGTAGCAAAATTTAAATCAGATGTTGGTGCAATACCAGTTACTAAGCCAGTAAATGTTGCTGTTGTGCCACTTATATTATTATCTACCTCAAGTTGATTTTCAATTATTGTTTTTTCAAATAAATGTACAGTATTAGTAGTGTCTTCTGTAAACCTCATAAACTCTGCACCACCAGTAAAAAACCTCAATCTATCATCAATATCCTCATTAATATATGTATGGCTACCACCACCAAATTTTAATTTTTTAGAAACTGCTATACTTACATCATCACTAAAAGTTCCAGTTGTACCAGATATTGTACCACCAGTTACATTACCCTCTAAATTAGCGACTAAAGTACCAGTAACAGTTGTTGCAAATGTATTGCCTGGCTCAACAGTTCCAAAACCTAAATTAAATTTTGGCGTTGCAATACCAGTTGATGCATCATAAGCCATTCCAACATACTTAGTACCAGTAGATACTATTTTACCATACCAGCCAATGTCTTTTGTATTAGCTGTATTGCCTTTGGCCATTTCAATCATATTATCACCAATAGCAATAATTGTTGAATCAATAATTGTAGTTGTACCATTTACTGTTAAATCACCAGCAATAATTAAATTACCACCAATTTTAGCGTTTGCACTTGTTTGAAATTGATATGTTGGAGTTACACCAATACCTAATCTAGTAGTCGATAAATAAACAGCGGATGCATTACCAAGGCCATCGCTTAGTAGTTTTGCAGTTCCAGTTAAATTTGTATTATCGCCTATTTTTAGGATTGCATTATAAGTATCTTGAACCCTTAAGCCAGTAAATGTAGTAGCCATATATTTATTTTAAACTACAAATTTAAGCAATTTTAGCTACCTTGATTTTCCTTGACCCCTAGATTTTTTCTTATAACCATTTTGACTTTTGGATGCGTTTTTAGAATGAACACCTGGCCGCCTTTTTTTATGCTTTTTTCTGTAATTGTTTACTATGTTTTTAGCCATTGTTAAATTTAGCTTTATATAGTTTATTAATTAAAATTTTAAATAATACTATAACCAAAATTAATGTAAATATATTTGGATGTGATTCCCCACAAAATCCAAAAATGTGTTTTATAGTTTCCATTGTTTATTTATTTTTTATTGCTAGTAATTATATTTGCACCCTTTTCAAATGTACGCCCACCAAAAAATGAAAATACAACTGCTAACATAACCTTTTCAAAAGTATCATTCCATAATGAATTAATTTGAAAATCTATTGAATTTACACTATCTAAAATACCAGCTAATGAAAAAACTACTATGCACCACACTAATACTAATGGGCGTACATTTTTACTTAGCCAACCTGAGTTTACACTATTCATGTCAGCTTTCCATCTGTCAGTAACAGAATCCATCTCTTTATTTTGTTGGTCGTAAATTAATTGCTGTAATTTTATTTTGTCATCAGTAGATATTTTTGATTTGCTTATTTCAGCTAATGCATCTTGCGGTGAACTTACACCACTTAATACTTTGCCTAATGTTGGGTTTATCATTGATGCCGCACCAAATAATAATTTACCAACAGTAGTTTCTTTGAATTTTTTTTTATTACTCATTATTATAAAATTTAAAATGCATTACAAATAAAATTAAATATAAATTAAATTCTGTCCAGTCATTAAAGTCATCTGCTGGATAGTAGCTAAACCCTAATAATGGTCCAGTTGTTAATTTTTCTACTATTGCAAACTCCCAGTTCATTTAACTATTTGTAATATCTATATATTTAGTTTTACCCTTGTCTCTAACCGCTTTTAATATGCGGTTTCTATTAACTGAATCACTTACATAACTAACATGGACCCAGTCAGGATTTGTACTATCACCAAACTCCCATATCATTTGGTCAAAGTTTAAATTTTCTTTTATATAATTAAACATTTCAGCATTTGTTTTATGACCATAGATATCATCAATATCCATTGCATATCCAAAACAATGTTGCGAGGTTTGTTTGCCATTTTTTGATGCACCGCCAATGGCTTTATTAAGTGCCTCAGACCTATAAAAAGAATTTATCTTTATTGGACCACCAACCCATTTTCTAAGCGGCTCAAATATGTTTTCCGCAACTGCTTTCATATTAGATAAAATGTTGCCATCTGGTGTATTTGCAAGTCCTAATCGCATTGCTGTAATACTTTTAGTAGCTTCTTTTTCAGAAATGTGTTTACTAATCATAATTTATTTTTAGTTTGTTGTTGCCCTTCTAGGTTTTGTGCCTTCTAGCATTATTTCATTAATTCTTTGCTGTATTTCATCTTTTGTAGCTGTAATTTTGAAACTTAAATCAGCTTTCCATTGGCCTCGAGGTTTACCATTTTTATCAAGTAAAATAATTATTGGCACAGATTTAATCTGAGACCTTAATGAGGGTGCCTGGTCCTCTAATAATGCAAATTTAACTTTTGCATTTTCAATACCTCTTAAATTAAAATTATTTGATACATTCCAACTAGCGTTAATATGCATCAATGTTAAATCTTGAGCTTTAACACAAACCGCAACCAATACAAATATCACACATAATATAAATTTTTTCATCTTTTTTTATAAACTTTATCTTCTAAATCTTTTATTGCTTCTTTATTTTCCTCAACATCCTCTTTTATGTTTTCTGTTAATTTATCAATTTGAACAATGTTAGTTCTAATTAATTCATCTTTAAATTTAAACTCCATTTGTTGTACAAATTCATCACCAGAAAAATTATCAATTTTATTTTGTAAATCAGTTATATCGCCTTGTAATGTAAACCACATACTAGCTAGTGAAATTGTACCAGCAATGATAATTCCGATTGTTTTTAAATCTAGTTGTACGTTAGTATCTTCACTAATTTTTGTCGCCATCTTGTTTTTTACTTTTTATTTTTTGTATTGTATATATTATAGTTGCAATAAGCAAAACTATTCGCAAAGTTACTTCAATATTTGTTAATGATAAACCTAGTGCAATTGTATTAAATAAATATATTTTCATGTCTTGTAATGCCATTTTTTTAATTTGTTTGTTCAACTTTATTTGATAATTCTAATATTGCCCTAAAATATGTATGGTCTGTTAAATCCTCTTGTAAATATGTTACGCCAGAATTTTGAACCGCATAACAATTAAAATTATTAGATGTTAAATCAAATGCACTTTGATTTTTACTTATAATTAAATTCATTATATCACTCATGATTGTATTAGCTTGTAAATCACCACCTGTTGTACTTTGAAATCTAGTAACAACCTCAATTCTAGTAATACATTCAACATTATATTTTGTTTGGTTATCATCAATAGCATTTGTTGATAAACCATAAACTCTCACATAAGGGAATGATACATTATTAGGCACTCTGTTATAAAATGGCACATTTGCACCATTATAACTTATATTACCACCGCAAGTTGTAATTATTTTTTGTCTTATAAATTTTATAGGGTCTTTCATTATTTTGTTGCTTTTTTTAGCTCTTGTTCTAATTTTTGTAATAATTCATAAAAACCCTCTCTAACAGAATTAAAAAAATATGGTTGTGGCTTCATTGTAACCTCTCTTTTACCTTGGCCACTAAACATAGCTTTTATCATTGATGCACTTATACCTAGTTCCTCAGCATCATTAGTATTTATGGCACCACCAGTACCAAACTCAATATAAGGTGCATATTTTGCAGTCGCTTCAACATACGCTTTATTCTTTTGTGAACCAAAGCTAATTGATTGTTTTAAATTACCAGTATCAACAGGAACTTTTTTAACAGCTTTTGATACTATGTTAGCGGCTGTATAACCTATTTGACTACTTAGTTTTTGTTCGCTAATTTTTTTAAGTTTTTTTAACTTTTTATTTAGCAAAACTAAATCACTACTATTTATTTTAACACCAGCTTTTGCCATTATTCAATTTTAATTCCTATTATTTTTGTATAATTTTTATATTCACTTTCGTAAATATCATTTATTCTGTAATCCTCATCAACGCCATCTATTTGAAAAAACCACTCTTGACCACCAATATTAGCATCAATAAAATCTATTGTATCAGCTCGGCATATTAATTCAACCTCAGTCCTGGTTTGTCTTTGGCCATCTGTTGATGTTCTTAATCCTTTGACTTGTTTGTACTTAGCCCAAATATCAATATAATTAGTAACAGAATTGGTCCAACCGCCAAAATTATCAGATACATTAGTTAATTTTTTTATCTGTATTCTAGTATTTAGTTTACCTATATTCATTATAAAAACATTGCTTTATATGAATTTAAAATATCCCTTGTATCGGTTGGTATTAAATCAGATGCATTGTTTTCATCACCAGAATTAAAATCAACTCTATTTTCATAATATGTTGTGGCTAGTTGCAATATAGCTTGTTGTAATAAAGAATCATTAAGACCAGCAGTAATATATACAACAGTTACTTTTTTAGCATAACCATTATCCAGCTCAATAGTTTCTTTGTCTAAACCAACATTTGTATGTGTTAATGCAACGCCATCAGCATGAATACTAGATATTGATGCAACTGGCCCAAATGGTATTGTAAATGTACCGCTGGTTTCATCTAAATAATAGCTTCTATTTTTTGCAACAATATCCCTTGAAATATAATTCTCACACCATATCCTAGCTTGAGTTATTTGCCTTGCAATAATCGCATCATCAGCTGTTGTATCTATTTTTGCAAATAGTTTTAAATCAGCGGATGTAACAATTTCCGACCCAGTAGTTGAATTAATCTTTACTTGCCTCATTTTTGGTTTCTTTAGATTTTAATTTTAGTTCTTTAGTTTCTTTTTTTGGCTTAGCTTCTTTTTTAACAATAGCTTCACCCCATCCTTTAGAAATCCATTTACTTGAATTAAGTTCGTTAATTTCAATTATATCACCCTCATTGTAATTACGACCCTCTTTACTAATTGGTATTAAAAGTTTTATTTTCATGATATTAATTTTATGTAAAGATAAAAAAAAAGTGCCACTAGGTTTTTAATCTAATGGCACATCAAACTTATTTATGAAATCAATGCAAAGTTATTAAAATTTTCTTTATACTTTCCATTGATATTTATTTTCAAACAAGATTGACCTAAGTTTGGAATTATAAAAAAACCATTATTACCCTCATCCCACAATGCAAAGAAATCAACATATTTTTTCTCATAGGATGGCAAACCTGTACGCCTTAATGTTATTTGTATGCTGTTTTTATGTCTCCGCCTATCTTTGCCTAAATACTTAATTTGTATTTTGAACATATTGCCATCCTTTTCAAGAATACAGTCATAATAACTTGAACCTATTAAGGGAGTTGATACGTTGTAACCATGTTGAATGGCAATTGCCGCAAAATGACATTCCGCAAAACAACCCTTTTGGTTATGGTTCATAAAAAAGAATATATAAAAAAAACCAGCTAAATTAATAACTGGCTTTTTAACATTCCAAGATTTCAAACAAAACAACAATTACAAAAATTTATCCTCGGAATGTACTATTTTATGAATATCATTAGCTAATTTATATATCCTTATTTTTTTTATAGGTGGCAAATTATCCCATGTCTTACGCTCAATAGAACCTTGTATCATGTCATCAATATGTATCATTTTTTTACTGCTCATTTGTCAATATTGAAACGCCAAAAACACATAGTATTGTGGCTGTTAAAAAGTCGCTTGATAGTAACACTACCCTAACGCTCAAAAAGAACATTATAAACGCTAAAAAGTGCTTTAAATTAGGTTTACTCATTATCCTTAGTTATTTTAATTAAACCTTTTGAGTAGTTTTTAAATAAATTATTAAGTACAGCCCTTTCATTTTTTCTCTGCCTTTTAGCTTTATTTAAATTGTGTAAAAATTTTTCTCTATTTGCCATAACTATATATCTAACATTAAGAATAAACATATTGTGTAAACAACTACATGAATGGCAATTAACCACTTCCAGTTGTTAGGGTCTTGTTTTAAAAACTTTTTATACATATCAAACATTGTCTTTATTTTTAATTAGTGATTTAGATAATTCATGCAGTAACAATTGCCTATAACCTTTTGGCATATTTAGTGCATTATCTTTTATTTTTTTATAGTATATTATTTTCATATTAAGTGATTACCTTATCCTCAAATTTAAAAATGCCATTATTGTAAATATTTAATGCCTCTTTAATTGACCAACAAGGCGTTGACAATAAACCATAATCACCACCATTTTCAAAACATACACCTTTTTTATTGTTAACTATTAATGCATATTTAGGCGGATTATCTGTATCATCGAAAAAACCCCAGTATGGTAAATTAAATTGGATTGTACAATAACCTTGTGCCTCTAATGCTTTTTTTGAATTTACTTTTTTTAAATTTATTTTCATATCTAAGTTTTTAAAAGGGGGTTTTTACACCCCCATTGTTTTTATTTATTTTTCTAATTCATTAAATAATTTATCTCTCTTGTCTATTAATCTTTGTAAATCTAATAATCTAAAATCAGGATAAACTTTTTCTGAGTTTCTAATTTCGTTACTTAATGTTTTAATTTGCTTTTCTAATTCTTTCATAATAATAATTTTTATTGTTTTGTTTTTAATTATACACCAAATATAAAAGAATATTTTTAAATACCAAATATATTTTGCATTTATTTTAAAAAAAAACCTATTTTAAATTTTTTACTGGTGGGTTGTTATTTCATATACTCAACCAATACACTATCATACTTTTTAAAAAACATTCTCAATGTAGGCAGTTATTTCGTGTACTCTACCAATATACATTTATCAATGCTTTCAGTTTTTTTTATTTCAATGAACTTAATTTGAAAAGGTGGGCGGACTTGCACCGCCTTTGTAGGGCATTCACCCCTAACTTGTACTAACCACCTTTTTAATGAACGTAATAATTATTAACTAATTACATGACAAATATAAAAGTTTTTTTTTAATTACAAAATTTATTTTGCATTTATTTTATTATTATTTCAGTTTACCCCATAAAAAAAGGGGTAATAAATACCCCTCTTTTACTATAATAATAGTTATTATTATGGAGTTATAGCCGCTTTTGCAGTACTAAATGTACCATCAATAATAGCTTTTGGCAAGTATGTTGCAAGTGCAACTCTTTCCATTACTCTAACAGTAACAAAACCATCCCTTACGTTAGTTCCATCCTCTGTAAAGAATTCAACAGATACGTTGTCTCTAACCCATAATTGAGCCGCTTGACCAAAGTTACCCACTAGGAATGTTCCTGGGTTAACTTCGTTATTTACAGCGATTGGCACACCTAAGAAATTAGGTTGTAACCCTTGATACACTTGGTCCTTAAGATAGTTATTAGTAGTATCTTTTAATAATAGGATTTTGTGAAAATCAGTTGGGTTTAATAGAATATAATCTGCTTTGTAATTATTAATTTCTAATTGATTAATAGCCGCAACAAGTACATCAAATTCATTAGCCGCAGTTACAGATTCGTAGAATTTACCACTAGCGGAAACATCAAAGTTAGTTCCAGAGTTATAAAAACCATTTAAATTTGGAGCTGAACCATTACCGCCTAAAATTTGGTCATCCTCAACTTCCATTAATTTAGCTGGTACCCTAGCTGATAAATAGCTAGAAATTTGCGGAGTATCGTGTAGCATTTCATCTGAAATCCTTAGATATGTTCCAATTTTTCTAACATTAGCATCAACAGCAGTCATATTAAAATCTGATTGCCCTAATGTAGCACCCTCAGCTTTTGCCGCACCACCATTTACATATCCACTTTCTTTTACATATTTAACAACATCGCTATTAGTTGAACCAATTGGGATTAATTGTCTTATGTTTTGTGGAGTTGTAGGGTCAAATTTATACCCTGGTATTCTTTGTGGTGGTATCACCGCTCCAGTAAAGTCAGCCGCAACAGTCATGTCCGCCTTTATATCAAACGAGGCACCTCTATTTGAGCCATTTCGCATTGAATCCAATGCACCCTCTTTGATAGCTTTTGTTAAATTGCCACCAAAAGATTTATCCTCTTTTTGTGAGGCTTCAAATCTTTTTTTATTAGATACTTCAATAGCATCCATTCTCTCAGTAAATTTTTGTGTTAGGTTTTTGATTTCGCCTTTTAATGCTTCATCCGCCTTACCAGTTGCTGAATCAACTGCTTGTCCATGAGCTTTTTCCAATTTAGCATCGATAATATCGCCTAATTGGTCAAGCTGGTTTTTTACATTTTCATCCATTTTAATAGAATTTTTTTAAAGTTTATTAATTAAGTATTTGTAAATATCAACCTCTTGTACCATTTTTTCAACTGGCTCAGTAGTTTCCTCAACTGGCTGAGTAGCGTTCATGAAATATGTTTTGAGTTTAAGTATTTCCGATTCTAAGGCATATCCCATATCATCAGATATATTGCCTTTTCTAAGTAGCTTACAAATGTTGTCATAACGCTTGTAAACTTTGTCAATATCAACCATGCCTTTGACATCTAATATCTTGGCCTGGTCATTTGCCGCTAATGTAACAGCACTAATTTCATATAGTTTGACTTCTTTTATTTCTCTATAATCGCCCTTGTTTTCTTTTATTATTGGCATAATACCAACAGAGTTTTCAGTAATAACACCAGCTTTCATCAATTCAATAACATCATTACCTAATTGAGTTTTTGGTATTTCAGCTGTAAAAACTAAACCTTTGTCATCCTCATATAATTCAGACATTTTACCGATAGGTTGCATCATATCATGTTGATATAAATATTTTACTCTATTCCCATTTTCTTGTATTGTCTTTTGATATGCACCCTTGCGGATTATATCCATGTCGCTATCCTTGTTATCAAAATAAGAACCATAACCTTTGACAATATTATTTTTTTCATCAAAGTCAATAATTTCATCGCCTATTGGAGCTGATTTATATATAAAATCCATAATTATATTTTTTACAAAATTACTAAATTAATTTAACTATATTAATTGACCACCAGCCAGGCCAAAACCAATATTATCTAACTGGTTAATTGTATTAGCATCTTTGACTGGTAAATATACAGCTGAGCATCTACAATTTATAACATTACGAGCTGAACCCTCACCTGGTCGCATTATTGATTCGCCACCAACAGTAAAAGTTTCTTGTTGTGGCCGCTCCTGATTATTAGCTTGATTATGCCAGTCTCGTTCCCTACCATCAATTGCCGCTGACCATCTTTTAATTAAATCGCTACCAGCAAAAACACTTAATGCACTACGCTCAATTCCATAATTTGCCGCTCTTGTAGTTTCTGTTCTTACTACTCTTAGAGCTTGATACCTTGAATATTTTTTTAATTGTTTTTTTAATATCCTAGCTTTTGCATCAGCTCCAAGGGCCATAAATTCCTGGTCTTGAAATAATCTTTGTATAACTTTAATTGCTGTTTTTTTACCAGTATTAGCAACACCAGTAATTGAAAGTGCTGTATATTTTTGAGCATAAGCCATAAATGCCAATTCCCATTCAGTTAAATATTTTCTAAAATCAACGCCTTTGTTTATATACAAGTCAAATGTTTTAGCATACCATTTAGCAAAATGCATTGATGTATCTAAATAAAGCTCATCATATAATTTTCTTAAATCATTATACTTAAATAAATCATTGTATCTAATATTATTATAATTAATCATATTATCAACTGCTTTATTATATTGGCTTTGGTAAAAATCCCTAAATCTTTTAGTGTTACGCCTTTCAGTTATTTTTCTTTGTTTTTCATTTGCATTTTTCCATGCATCACCAAATTTTTTAGATAGCTTAAATGTTTTAGTATCTAATAAATTTTCATCTTTATTTTCATATTGAGAATAGCAAAAAGCAATACGCTGGTCAGCATCAGGAAAATCATTTCTAGCTTCATCATCAATAACACATCTAGCAATAAACTGTCTTTGGCTTTCCCCTGGATTTGGTGTTGGCATTATTCTTTTATTTGATTTAATTTACGTTCACTATATGTTAACATACTTTGGCCACCCCATCCTAAAAATGCAACATAACCTTTGTCACGCCATGGTGTATCTTTAAACTTAGGATTTATTTTATTATAGCCACCGCCTTTGGTCCTAGATAAAAAACTAAATGTCCGCTTCAATGTTGACAATGAAAGTTTTTCCCTAGCAATTAATTGGTTCATTCTCGAAAGGCCAATTGATGTCATACCATCAACCTCATCACGCCCATGTTTATCAATCCAATTTTTTACCCTCTTAGCGTTATTAGTTGCACTTTGTGGATAATCAGAATAACCCTCTGCTTTGTACTCATCGTATTTTTCATTATCAACAGCATCCATGTACTCATCATGACTTTCAAAAGGCATAAAAACTGGTTCGCCATCGTATGTATGTTGATGGCTTCCTGAGCCGCCAAGTTCAATAGCTCTGTCCTCAGCTTCTTGTTGAGTTGTATAAACATCAGTCATTCCGCTGACTAATGATTTAATATTTGTGTTAGTTATTAGATTTTTTTTTTTAGTATCATCCTCATTGTCAATATCAACTTCAATATCATTTATTGGAGTTTCAACAACATCTGGCATATCAATATCATCACCACTAGCTGGTATTAAATTAGCTGGTATGTAATAATCATTAAGTATTGGGTTTTGTTCATCATGGTCATAACTCATGGCCGCTCTTTTTTCATTTGGAGTTAACCACCATGCCTTAGACATTTGGTCCACTATTTTATCAGTTTCCTCTTGTAATTCTGGGATAACACTAAAATCATATTCAATACAAATATCATCACCATACATTGGAGCTAACCATCTATTTAACTCATCTTTAATTTTTAATAACTCAGGAATAACACAATTTTGATATAATGCCTTTTTAGCTTCTTTCATATTGTTATATGTTGAGCTTTCAGTATTATTTAATAATTGTACTGGCACATTGTATATGTTACATAAATCTTTTATTGATGCATTATATTGCTCAATTAAACTCATATCACTAGCATTTAAACCAAAGTTAACCCATGATAATTTTTTTGGAGTTATAATAATATCACCAGCTTTTTTACTGCCTTGATGCTCTTTCCTAAATTTATCTTTTAATTGCTGAGCTTGTACCTCATTTAAATCACCCTCATCACTCATTAATAAACCCCTAGCTGTCTGGTTTTGTAAAAATTTAACTCCGCTTTCTGTCGCCTCATTGTTAGTAGTCATTGAACGTAAACCAGCTTTTAGAGGTGATTGACCATAAAGATGTGAACCAGTACCATCATAAAAAGGGTTAAAATCTTTTATATGGCACATTTGGTCAGCTGGTATATGGTATGTACCATTATACTCAATAGTATATGATTCAACTGGCTTCATTATACCCCCAGAATTTATTTCCATAATCTGTGATGGCATAATGTAAAGCTCAGTATATTTATTTATGTTTTCACCAGTTTCTGGTCCAATACCATAAATGTAGCGGTTACCAGTTAATTTACCAAAGGCAATCATTTCAGTAATCCAAGTTGCATAGGATTGAGCTGGATTTGGTCGCTCTAATAGTTTGTGTAAATCAGTATGCTCAAGCTCAACAAGAGCGTGTTTTTTTAACATATTAGATTTAAGCATAACATTAGGGTCAGCAATACCACTACTCATTGCCTTATATCTTTTATAGCTATTGTCATTTACCTTACGATAAATGTGATAGGGTATTGTAGATGCCGCCTTAGTAATAATATTTACAATTGAATAAATAGTTGCATTTTTTCTGTAACCATCATTTATATAGGTTTCATCATTTTCACTATTCCAAACAATAGTATTGCCGAGCCAATTATAAATTGCTCGGTTATATTGTTCACTTGTATTTTGGGATTTACTGGTTATTATAGACCTTAACCTATCAAAGAATGTTGCCATTAATATAAAATTTTATGTAAAAATACAAAATAATAAATTCTTTTTTATACAACAAAGAAATCGTTACGATTCCGCCACCTTGAATAAACACAATATCTAATGCTATCAAGCAAATGGTCTTGTTGATTTGCTTTTGGTTTGTTGATTATTGTGCCATCTTTTAACTCATCATATATGTAACCTATTTGCTCTTTAAGAATGTTTGTTGATTCCTCACTAACGTATATGTCAAACTCTTTTAACAAGCTAATTGATGCATTTATACTGCCTTGCCCTTTTGTTGCTCCTTTTGCCCAAATTGACATCTGGCGTAATTCCTCAATTGACTTTGGTTCGGCACTATCACAATACATTAGCATATCATCTAATTTACTATCCTTAATAAAGTTTGCAATGTCTCTGTTAGTCATTCCCTTTTTATAAATAAGCTCATGAATATATAAGCTGTTATTATGTTTACCAACTTTTACAATAGCTAAATTATCTTGGCTAAATCCAAAATCACATCCCAGCACCTCATCATCTAATTGTGGAAAATCTTTATAAGGAATATAATTCCAATTCTTAAATATTTGTTTTTCACTAAACTCAGCTCTTTGGCCCTCACCATACACACGCCAGTAATCTGGGTCACGCTCTTTAATCCTTTCAATTTCATTAACTAACTCTTTTGGTAAAAACTTATTATCCTTATATGTGCTTATAAATAATGCCGCATCATCACGCTCAGCTAAATCATATAAATAGTGTACTGGGTCTGATGGGTTAAAATCAATATAAATATTTTTTCTGGTCCTCATCACTAATTGCTGGTAATCTTCAAAAAATAATTCATTACCCTCATTAATCCATAATACATCCCTAGCTGACCCCCTAATTTTTTGTGCATCATCCGCACTAAACATTTCTAATGTATGGCCATTGTATTCAAATGTATTTTCTGTTTTATTATGCACTCCATGCCAGTAGATACCCAGCTGTTTAGATATATGTAAAAAATCCCTTAATACTGACCTTTTAAGAGCTGGTAATGTTTTACGAACTATTGATATTGTTAATGGCTCTTTGTGAGTAGTCATTAAGTATAAACAGTATTGCATTAGTGACCAAGATTTACCGCTTCTGGTACCGCCTTGAAATATGTTTAATCTTTTATCTGAGTTAACCGCCTGGTAAAATTGTTTATTGCAATACTCAGTTACTTTTTGTCTTTGGCTGGTGTCCATTCAATTAGTTTGCTTTCAATAGTACTATCGTGCTGTATTTCTTGCCTTTCGATATACCCTCTTTTTTTCCCTTTTGTTTTTAATAGAAATATAGTTGCTGTTACATTGCCCTCTCGTATCTGTTCATGTAATTGGCTTTCCGCAAAATCTAATGTAACATTCTCAATGTCTTTTACTTTGGCCGCATAATCTGGGTCTTTCTTTAACCAATTGTAATGAGTTTGTCTATCAATGCCAACTTGTTTTACAGCTGTTGTAACAACTGATAAACTTTTTTCCAATGCTTTAAGCATTAATCTTTTTTTATGTGTCGAAACTTGTCTAATTGCCATTTAACAAAAATACATAAAAAAAAGGGAGTTGTGAAACCCCCTTTGATTACCTAATGCCAATAGAATTAACCTGGCTTTTTATATTAGGTTTTTATATAGTTATTTAGTTCTTGTAACTCTTTTTGATATAATCCTATTTCTCTTTTTTTATTTGGATAATAATGTTTTAATATATCGATATTATTCATTAACTCTCTTTTTTTTACATAAACACAAACCATTGTAGGTTTGCCATCTATTATTTCTTTTATATATTTCATAATTATATTTCTTTTATTTCTTTTAATGATTCATTTGCTTTTATCATTTTTTTTGCAAATAAAATAACCTCAGATTGATTTGTTCTTAAATTATTATCATCTTTACTATCCTCACTTAACCAGTTTAATAATATTTGTAACTCACCAACTGTATGGTCACTCATAACTCTAACAGCAATACCAGTAGCTCTTAATTCAAAATTTATTGAATCGTAATAAGATGATACAACTGATAGTTTTAAATTTAAATTTGCTATTTTAACACCGCTTCCCAAATTTTCAATTTTGTTTAATTTTAATTCATTCATAATTGTAATTTTTAATTTATATTAATTTGTTTGTTTAATACAGCTAAATTACAAATATATTTTAAAAAACAAAATATTTTTTTAATTTATTTTAATTGTTTTGCTTTTTTTCATATAAATACAAGTATAAATCCCATATTTTACTACTGGCTATTGATTGATTTTTATAAGTATCTGGTGATTTAATAAATAAACCATTGTCGCTTATTTCAATATGACATTCTTTTTTATTCTTTATTGGTACTATATAGATTTTAATATTATTATCTAAACACCAGGATTGAGCTTTTAAATACTTATTCATTCTGTGCCAGATATTATATCTTTTTTATTTTGTTCATCAACAAGTAATGAAAAACCTAAAAACAAATAGTTTATTGCATCAGCATAACGACTATCAATTGGCTCAGCTTGTATCATATTTGGATTACCAGCATGAGTTAATATAGCTTGTATATGTTTATTAAAAAATACCGCCCAAACTTCCATAGGTTTTATACCTATACTTTCAGCAGTTGTTTTAAAATTGTTTAATACATCAATACTTTTGTTTGTGTATTCTGGTTGCTTAGCATCCATTATATCCTGAGCTTTATTTAAGATATATTTTCTAGTTTCTTGATATTCTTTTTTAGTCATATTAATTTGATTTAAATTTTTTAATTGCTTTTATAAAAAAATCTGGTTTATATTTTTTAGGTATATGCATTTTTTCTAAATCTTTATAATATTCTTTTATATCTATTGCTAAATCGGTATCTAAAGAATTTAAAATTTTTAAATATTCTTTTGGATTTTCTTGAATAAAAATTGCTAAAATTAATCTTTCAAAATCTCCCTCTTGTTCTAGTTTTATCATAATTTAATTTTTAAAATGGTACATTATCTTTTATTATTTCTAATTTTTTATCTGTCGTGTAAATTGGTTTATATATGCCGCCATTGTCAAAATCTGGTGCAATTTCAAAATCACCTAGTTGGCCATTTTCTTTACGCTTTACTTTCTCAACATGGATTCTAACAACATCACTTTTATATTTAGTTTTTTGGCCTATGCATCTATATGCAATTAAACCATTATATGCCTTATTAAAAAAATCAGCAGAACCAGAAATATCATAAAGAGTTGGTTTTTTATATACACCACCCTCACTTTCAATTTTTCTTGGATGTGCCACTAAAAATAAATGTGTATTAGTTTGCTGACAAAATTGTGTTATTTGACTTAATATTTTTCCTATGTAACTAAAATCTCTTTGTGCGGAATGGTCTAACATATTATAAGGGTCAATAACACATACATTGATACCCTTTTGAAATACAAGCTCTCTAAATGCATTTAAAATGCCTTTAAGGGTTAAGTTTTCTAAATCTATCTTAATCCAAAAAAAATGGTCCATTATAAAATCCTTAGTATTATTTAAATCATCAGCATTACAATTTTTATTATTTAATTTATTTGCTATTCTTTTGATATGGCCCTCGTATGGAAAACTCTCTGGCGAAAACATTGCACATCTAAAGTCATGTTTTGTAGCCAAGTTGCATAGTATTTGGTCCAATATATCAGATTTACCACTATTAGGAATACCGCTTACAACTGACCATTCACCAAATGCCATTTTAAAATAATCATCTGACCCTGGTAAACCAATACTATAATTAGTAATGCCATTATCATTAAAATTTAAAACATCATTCCAAATATTATCAATATTTAAAACACCCTCTAATGGAAAGTTTTTAGCTTCTTTAATTATATTTCTTAAAGTTTCCGCACCTTTACTAATTAAAACCTCATTAGCATCTTTATAATCACCAAACTCAACATACTTACAACGATAGTTTCCAAACCGCCTAGCCAGTTCATTTCTTAATTGCAATCCAGCATCATCATTATCGGTACAAAGTATTATTTCTTTTTTATCTTTAAAATATTCCCAACAATTGTCTAAATATTCCAATTTTTGTGAACCTTTACTAGCTCCATTTGGTACTGAACAAACACTATATAAACCAGATTCATGTAAACTTAAAGCATCCATTTCACCCTCAACTATATAACATCTTTTAGAATCATTTAAATTATCAATACCATAAAATATTAATTCAGCACCAGAAACTAATTTAAAATTCTTTTGACCATCCCTATATTTAACATTGATAACCTCATTTGACCTATAATAGTTAAAATTTATACATCGCCTTTTGGCTTGAACTTGAGGCATATATTCTAATGATTCGCCTATTTTCCAATGTATTAATGTTGGTTCTGTAATGCCTCTAGTATTAAACCATTTAATTACTTTGTCATTTAAATTACAATTTACTTTTGGTGGTAAAACATATTCAACCTTTTGTTTAAATTTTACATTACCACCCCAACCGCAATTATGACAATTATATAAACCCTCATTTATATCAACAGATAAACAATCATCTTTTTTGTTTTTTCTAGTATGTGAGCATTTTGGACATTTAGTTTTGACCGAGCCAGTAGAGCGTTTAAGTATAATGCCTAAGTCAATAAGCTCATTGTAGTGATTCATAAATAATAAATTTTTTTAAATATAAAAAAAAACTTTTATATTATAATGATAATTTTGTAATATTCCATTTATCTAAGATATTTTGCAAATATGGTTTTAATGGTTTTTTGCATTTATACCATTTACTATCATAATAATAATTAGTTACCCAACATTCAGCTAAGGGTATATCAATTGTATCATCTTTAAAATCATGTTTGACAATTATAGCAATTGATTTTTCTGTATGCCAACTATCAACTAATCTTTCAAGTAATAACCTTTGACCAGTAGGTAAATTGTTACCAACTTTTTTTGCCTCAAATAATATCAATGCTTTATTGTCAAATTCTAAAACAGCATCAATATCGGTTGGATGTATTTTATCATCACCAATACCACTAAAATCAATAGCTTGTTTTACTTGATTACTGTTCCTAATTAGCTTACTCATTATTTTAAATAATTTAACAATTCATTTATTTCATTTCTGTCTAATATTTGACTTAAATTAAATTCATTAAGTTTATTAGTTTTTGTTATTGCTCCTAATTTATTTTTACCATCAACATCAACATAACTTACATATTCTTTTATACCTTTTACTTTATAATAGCATTTGGGTTTATTTTGTTTTTTATAATTTTCCATAAACCGATGAATAAACATGATTCCATTTTTGTCGTTATTTCTTAATTTAAGTAATGTTAAAAAATGGTCTTTCCAAAAGTCATCATTTCTATGATATTTAACAGCTAAGTAAATATCTTTTAAATCGTATTTATCAATTCTAACACATCTATCTAAAACTTGCATCCATTTATTTTTTTGTGTATCACTTTTTGGTTGATACCTTTTGTCAAATAAATCAACAAAATGTACATAAGAATTTACAATTTGTGAATCGTGGTTAATATTACTTTTATTAGTATATATATTATTAATATTACTTTGTGGCGGATTTTCCGACATCGGTTTTGTCGATTTCGGTTTTTTACCTTTATGGTTTGCTTTTAGTATATAGTTAAATCCTTTAAATTTACCTTTGTCGGTTATTCTTTTACGCTCTAAATAACCACATTCAATTAGCTCTTTTATCTTGGCTCTAACAGCATCTTTGCCCTCTTTAAAATGGCCGCATATAAATTCAATAGTAATTTCTTGGTCAGCTGTATGTGAAAATAAATAAGAATAAAGACCAGTAGCACCAACAGAAATACCTTTGTCTCTGAAAATATAGCTAGGTATTATGGTAAAATTATCAAACTTTTTAGGTTTAAATATCTTATTGTATTTCATAAATAAGTTAAATATTATTCTTTGTCAACCAAACCTTTTATTGAATCGCAAAAATCTCTAATTTGTTTATAAGTATCAAAGAATTGATTGTAGGTAATTTCTTTATCCTCATAAAGAAACCACAAAAAATCTAAAAGCAACTCAAATTCTGGCTCATTAGCTTCGCCAATATATTTATAATCATATTTAAAATTATCGCTACTGGTTTGGGTCCATCTCACTTTTTGTGTATTAGGTTCAAAGTATATTTTTTTTGTTCTATTAGATGCCATTGTTAAAATATTTATCTATTGTTTCAATACATTCATCTAAATTATTATGCCAAACAGCCACCCAGTTCTCATTATTAAGCTCTCTAAGCCACTTTTTTTGGTTTTCGGTGGGTTTGTTATACCCAGCTTTTAATTCAATCGCTAAACCATTCTTTGTCTTATTAGGATTAAAAATCATAATATCTGGTATGCCTGGTTTAGTGCCTAGATATTTCATTTTGTATTGTTCAAATTTTGTTCGTTTACCCTCATTTGCTACATGAGTAAATAATGCCTTAGGATATTTTAAACCAATGTATTTCATGACCTGGTTTTGTAATATATCCTCTTTGCCTAAATATTTACTATATGGGTTTTTATACATAAAATTTATTTACAAAATTAAAAAATATTTAGTCAGTATCAGCCATGATGTAAATAATTCGTTTCATTTCTTTATTTTCAGACCTTACTAATTTTAGTTTTTTATCTTGATTTACTAACTTATTTTGTAACTCACCATTTTTTAACAATAAAAAATTATACTCTTTTACTAAATCATCAATGCTCATTTTTGTAGATTCAAAAATATAATCTTTGTCGGCCTCTTTTAATATTTGATTAAACATTGTTTGTAGATGTTTATGATGCTTTAAAATATAGGGTAATTCTTTTAAGCTATGTATTACAGTAGCATGGTTTTTATTTAATGTTTTGCTTATTTGCTGAAAACTACATTTAGTATATTTTCTACATAAATAATAATAACACGCTCTGGCAAAAATATACTCAAATTTTCTAGTAGGATTTTTTAATTTTAATTCTGTATGTTTCTCAACAATATCTTTAAAGTATTCTAATTTCATATTATATTAAAAATGAGCCATCCTCAGCGTATTTGTACCATGTATAGCTAGGCGGTATGTTAGTTTCCAAATAATCCTTCCAACTCTTAATGGCTTGTTTATATGCATTGCGGCCAAATTCTAATGTATCATCATCCAAAGTATGGACCTCGCAAGTATATGGATATGTAGTGGTAACAGCAATAAATTTAAAATTATCTATTCCGCAAACATCCATATAAAATGCCGCTTGTAAATGGTAACCCCATTTATATACATCCCTTTTAAATGCTTCTGGTGAATTATCTTGGCAAGTTTTAACATCACTTATATAATTTGCCATTTTATTTATACAATCTGGTCTGACCCTAACATATATGCCATTAAATTTAGTGTAATGTGATAGTTCCATTTCGCCTCTTGTATATTGTTTAGCTAATTTATTTTTATTAAATGATTTTACAATTTCTTTAATAATATAAAACATATCAGATTCTAATACTATTTTATTTTTTGCCAATTCTATTTGGTTGCTATATGCCTCTTTACCAGCTTTGGTCCTTTTATCAATTTTATCTATAACATAATATATGTCATCAAAATCCTCTGGCTCCAATAACATTTGATGAACCGCAGTTCCTAATTTCATTGCTGGAGTTTCTTTAAATTTTCTATTTAAAAAATGATATACTGATTTTTTCCAAATTTCCTTTAAACCACTTGCACTTATAGATTTATGCGAATGGTAAACCTCATTGCTATCCTTAATTATTTTCATATACTTTTATTCTGTTTTCTAAAAATTCCTTAATTTTTTTTATTTGCTCTTTTTTATCTTTTTTTGATTCAGCAATTTCACATATTCTCACCCAAAAATGTTTTGATTCTTTTGGCCTAAATATGTCTTTTAATAAATTACCGACCTTTCGCATAGGGCGATAAACTTTAGTTACATTAGTTACTTTCATATAATAAATTTTAAAGTTGATTTTAAATTTAAAAAAAAATTTGCATAAATAAAAATAAAATATAAAAAAAGGGCATAAAATTAATTACGCCCTTAGTTCCCTTTGTTTGCTTTTATATTAATTAAGGGTGTTCTAACTCATCAACATTAGATTTGTTAATCCATTTATTCTCTAAGTCAATGACTTGATAATTAAACTTGACCAAAAAGTGTATTGCATCATAAATCTTTTTAGTTTGATTTCTAAAATGATTAAATGTTTCACCCTCAATGGTTTCTGTCTTGTTTTCGTATGCCATAACTTAAAATTTAAAAAGGTAAATCGTTGCTTTCATTTGCAACTACTGGAGCTGGTGCCGAACCGCCCTCTTTACTAATTTTCCAACCTTGTATTGAGTTGAAATATTTAGTTTCACCCTCAGGGTTTTCCCATTCTCTACCTTGTATGTTAATACCAATAGTAACAACATCACCAACATTGTAGCTATTTAATACCTCACATTTATCTTGTATAAACTCAACAGTTATAAATTGTGGGTAATCATCGCCAGTTTCAATCACTAGCTCTCTTTTTTTAAATCCTTTTGCACCATACTCTTTAGTGGGATTTATTAACTTAATTTTTCCTTTTAGTTCCATATTTATTATTTTAAAGTTTAAATTGATTTTTAATTTCTGTTGCCCAAATAGTTTTCATTCTATATTTTTTTAAAATTCTTTGGGCCTCTTGTTTTGCATTACTTTGCTGATTATTTAATACAGCTTTTTTTTGGTTAATATCTAACCATGGTCGGTTATCCTCTTTTTTAACTTCAACCTTTTTATTACTAGCTAAATTACCATCATCATCCTCAGCCATAAGGCCTAATAATGATTGTAATGTGTATCGCCTAAAATAAGTTATACAGCTCCCTAATTTTTGTGGGTCATTAATTTCTGGTAATTTAATACTAGATAAAATTCTATTATCGGAATCAACATCTTGTATAACACTATGTACCTCATTATTTATTATAGGTTGTAATAATAATAAACTATGCTTTTTTAAAAGTGGATTTAAATTATTAATTAGCGAATTGATGTCGAAATAACTGCTTTTAAAAAAAGGATTTTTTGCATCCTTTGAGATTGCTCCAATCTCTTGCTGTAAAGCAAACAGCTTTTGATTTATTGATTTCATAAAGTTTAATTAATTTTTTAGTTCATAAATTATTCTGTTTAATTCAAATCCTGAGTTGTTTAATTTAGTAATATCGCCAACAGTCAATCGCTCAGGATTTTCTATTTTAGTTTTTAATGTTGGCATTGTGCAATTTAATATTTCACACACATGGTAACGCTTAAATTTTAATCTTTTAAGCTCATTTCTGAAATGTAGTTCAAATTCCATATATAATTATTTAGCTTGTAAAAATAAAAAAAAATTTGTAAATAAAAGAATTATTTTAATTTATTTTATAAAAGAAAACCCCCTAAATATAAGAACTCAGAGGGTTTTCACAGCAAACAAGGAAAAGAAAAAAGTTTAAAATGTTGCTTTAAATGTACTGCTTTGGTCATCGTTTTGGTTAGGTATGTGCATAATAACCTCAAAGGCATTTTTCTTAACACTATAAGTCATGCCATCAATATAACAGCTTACATCCTCTCTTAAATTGCCACTAGCTGGATTGCCAAAGTTAATCCATACTTTATTATTTAAACCAATAGGGTCATTATTTAAATTATATAATTTACCCTCATATCTAACAAGGTTTGTTCTATAATCATTTATTACTTGTTGTGTTACAATTTGCTCTAATGACTTTACAAAACTAGCATTATCATCCCTAGGCCTTATACAGCTAGTTGCTGATAAACCACAATTTGTATAATTATTTGATGATAATTGTAAATCACTTAAATCTAGCTCACCAGTTAAATTTGAGCCAGTTGTTCTAACTCTTTCATAAGCAAAACCATCTATATTGGCATAAAAATTTGTTCTTTTTGTACCCTCTTTGCGGTCAAATAAAAGCTCAATATTATCATAATATAAAGCATTTAAACCGCCAGAATTTTGTACAAAAGGTTCATATAAATCTAATGTCAATATACCAGTTATTGGAAACGTACCAAAATCATATTCAAACTCATCCCAAGCATCAACAGAATCAATATCTTGTATATTAACAACACTACTATCTTGCCATGATTCAGAACTATTATTCCAATATTTAATTTGTGTTGCTCCTGGTCCTTGCTCAACTACTTTTACACTAAATCTAAAACTAACACTACCATAACCACTATTAGTATCAAAATAAGCGTTAATTTTTAATTTATGGCCTAGATGTGCTGAGTTGTAAACATCAGCTGTTTTAGTTAATGTTTTTCTAGTGCCAGTTTCATTGGTTTGTGTTTGCGAGTTTTTAAAACTATTTAAACCTTGTTTTGTGAAATCACTAGATAAAGCACCTGGTGATGTTGTACCAGTACTTGCGTAAGTGGTCCAATTTGTTAAAGCATTCTCAAAACCTGAATTGGTAAAAGTATTAGTTTCCAAATATTGTGAGGTTTCATGAGTAATATTAAACTTATTTAATGGCCTTAAAAACTCTTTTACTAATGTGTTTTCTATTGGCAATAATTGGCTAGGTATCTGTT